CTCCGCGGTCTCCGGGATGGCAATCGTCATTACTGGGTCGCTCCTCTCAGAGCCGCTCGGATCTGCTCCGGAGTGGGTCCGGAGACGTCTGTGTGCACGTGGTCATCGGCTTCGCTGCTGCCGCCGTCGTCCAGGTGGGCTTGCAGGTGGGCCCTCACTCCGCCGTCGTCGCCCGCGGGGATGTCCGCGCTGGACATCCTGGCCAGGCCGTTGCGGCAGGCCGCGAGGTTCGCCGGGCCGCCCTCTCTGGCGTGGTGGGGGAACTTGAAGTTCCCCTTCGTGTCGTCGGCGTCGTCATCACCCGCGGTGTGCGAGCTGGCGTCGGCGCCGGCGTCCTGCCAGGCGTGGCAGTAATGCAGGTCCGCGTACTCCGCGGGCATCGCGGCGACGGCGGCCGGGCCGTCCCAGGCCTCGTCGACGGTGGCCGTGTGGTGGACGGGGATCGCCTTGTCCGTCAGCGGCATCGACTCGATGCCCAGGACCCGCGTCCGCTGCGTGACGGCTGCGGGGCGCTGCGGGGCACGGTCCCCCGTGCCGTCGCCATCCCCGCCGCCGCCGTCCGTTCCGGCGTGGGAGTGGCTGTGGCTCGCGTCGCCGTCGTGAGCGTGGCTGTGCGAGTGGTTGCCGTCGTCGCCCTGGCTGGCGTACGCCGGATGGGAGTGGGTGTGGTTCCCGGTCATCGGGGCGTGGTTCCCGTCCGCGGCGACGATCACGGGAGCCTTGGCCTGCGGCATGGTCCGCAGCCTGGCCGCGATCCGGCCCGGGACCGCGGAGAACGCCACCAGGTCCATGCCCGCGGGCAGCTCGGCGTCCCCGGTGCCGAGCTTGTCGGCCAGGCCGGCCGCCACAGCTTCATCGGCGGTGTACCAGGTCTCTTTCCTCATGGTGTCGCGCCACTGCTGCGGGTCACCTCCGGCCCGCTCGGCGTAGATCGCCGCGATGTTGTCGCTGTTCTTCCCGAGCACTCCGGCCGTCTTGACCAGCTCAGCCTCGTCGCCGTAGCACATCGTGCTCGCGTCGTGGATCATGACCATCGCGCCGCGCTCGACGACGCGCTCGTCGCCCGCCTGGAAGATCACGGACGCGATCGAGGCGGCGATGCCGTCAACGACAGTCCGCTTGAAGCCCTTGTGGTTGCGGATCGCGTTGCCGATCGCCACCCCGTCGAAGACCTCTCCGCCACAGCTGTTGATATGGACATCGAGCGGGCCCTTGATGCCCGATAGCTGCGCGGCGAACGACTTGGCGGACATGCCCTCGCTGAACCAGCCGCCCTCTCCGATGTCGTCGTACACGTCAACGCGGGTCGGGCCGCTGTCCTCGTTGCGGATGCGGCACTTGATCGGATAGACGTTGGTCACGAGGCCGTCTCCTTCTCCAGCAGCTCACCAAGGCACCCGGTGATCCGCTCGCACGAGTCCCGGAACCACTCGTCCATCTCCGCGTGGTCCGGCAGCTTCGCGAGCAGCCGCGCGGGGATCCTGGTCCGGTCCGCCAGCCTGCCCGCCATCGCGGCCACGTCCGCCTGCGGCCGTCCCGGCATGGCCTCCGCGGCGAGCACGAGGAACTGCAGCCGGTAGCGCTCGGGGATCGCAGCCAGGCCCCGCGGGCGGCGCCGGGAGAACCGGGCGATCAGTGCCCGCCAGCCGTGCCGGGGTGACGCGGTGTCCGGCAGCAGGTCCGACAGCGTGGCCAGCCGCTGGTTGGCCGCCATCGCGCCGTGTTGCTGAGTCGTCATCGCGCCCCCACCCGGTTCCATGCGGCCAGTTCCCGCCAGGCGGGGGAATCCCATCCGGCGGCGCTCCGCAGTGCCGCCTCCGCCGCCTCCGCCGCGGTCGCCGCCTTGCCGCCTGCCTGACCGCCCGGCGCCGCGGTCTCGTCGTCGCCTGTGCCCGCGGGCGCGCCGGGCGGGGTCCCTGGCTTCGCCTGCTGCGCCGGCTTCGCGGCCGCGGGCGCCGGGGCGGGCGGCGGCAGGCCGAGCGTCCACCGCGGCGGCAGCGCCGGCTCGCTCGTGAGGTTCAGCGCGACCTTCATGTCCGGCAGCCCGACGACCTGCAGCACGTCATGCTGGTCGTAACCTGCCGTTATCAGCGCCAGCGCTGAGTTCGCCTTCGTGGTCAGCTCCAGCGCGTCCTGCTCGCGGTTCTGCGGCATCGGGTAGACGAAGTCGAACTCGACCCCTACGCCTGTTGACCCGAACAGCGGCAGCAGCTGGCTGTTGAGCACGTCACGCCACCGCTGAAGGCGCGGACTTACCTTCCAGCTGGCAAATACCTCTTCACCAGTTTGGGCATTTGCCCGGTTGACGTCATCCGTCACCCCGGTCATGACCTTGTGCATCCCGAGGGCTTCGCGGATGGTGTCGCGCATCACCGAGCGGAGATTCGCGAAGTCCATGTCCTTCAGCGAATGGGTATTCGGCACCCATGTGGCGCCGCCTTCGAGGACCGCAATCCGGTGCGCCCGGGCCACCCCCCGGTGCGTGTCGCGCCACTGGTTAACCAGGTCGTCCATCTCGCCGTCTTCCAGCGCGTGGTCGACCTGGATGACGCCGCCCGGCTCGGCGCTATTCAAAAAGTAATTCCGGTTCCATTCGCCCGCATAGCGCGCCGCTTCAATATCGGTGAGCACCGAATGGATAGGCCCGCAGCCGCTATATGGGTCCTCGGGATCGGGATAGCGGTTGAAAATCACGTCGGTCGGCAGCAGCGGGATGCGCTCCCGGCCGTCGGGTGAGGTGTAGATGTACCCGGCGAGGTAGTTATTGCGGTCCGGGACGGCCACCATCCGGTCCGGGCGGACCGGCCACAGGCCCAGCGGGATGGACGACACCCCCTCGGCGCGGTCCACCACCCAGTAGGACTTGCCGGTCGTCTCCATCCAGATGTTGCTGATCTCGAACAGCCCGAACCGGGTCCACACCGGCAGCTGCGTGCCGTCCACCTGGATCACGGCGGGGGTGTTCAGCAGCGAGATGGCCGCGTGCTGGACAACTTCGGTCCGCTGGTCGCTGCCCTGGTCGGAGGTGGTGTAGCGGACCCGGCCGTCTTTCGGCGCGGTGCGGAACAGCTTCCAGTCCTGCCCCGCGGCGGCTGCGGCGAGCAGGCCGACGTTCGCGAACACCGTGCCGTTGGTCTTGTAGGCCCGCATCAGGGTCAGGTCGACGTTGGAGCCCATGCCCGAGCCGGGGAGCATCTGCATGCCGCCGCCCATGGGGACGGGAGGGCCGCCCTGGGAGCGCAGGGCCAGCGCCTTGCCGAGCAGCGAGCGGCCCATCAGGCGGTCCCCTCAAGCACCTGCAGGCTCGTGCCGCTGTCGAGGATGATGACGCCGCCTTCGGGCAGCCCCAGATCGCGCGCCAGCTCGCGGGTTCGCTCGAGCAGCACGGAGAACTCGGCATCGTCCAGCGGGTGATCGACTGTCAGGACGAGCCGGTCACCGGGCCGCAGGCTGAGGCGCTCGATCCTGGCGACGTCGGGCAGTTCCATCGGACCTGCCGCCAGCAAGCCAGCGCGGGTGGCGACGGGGATGTCCGTGCGCGGGTCTGATGCGGCCATCAGCCGCGCTCCCGCATCGCTTCGGCCCGCATCGCCCGTATCTCGGCGGGGGTGAAGAGGTCGCTCGCATGCTCGCGGCATGCTGTCTCGCCGGCCTGGATCCGGACGCCGCAGCAGTGGCACCGGTGGATGCGGACGAACAGGCGGCTGAACATCAGGCCCCCGGCAGTTCTGCCGGGTGCGGGACGTGGCCGAGGGCTTCCAGGCAGGTGCAGCCGTCCACCGGACTCCATGACGGGCACAGGTCGTCGTACTCGCCGCGATGGAAGCACGGCATCAGCAGCAGCGGGCCGCCGCTCTCGTCGCAGCCGCACTCGTCATCGTGAAACGCCTCGACGCGCTTGCCGCAGGTCCGGCAGGCCAGGAACGGGTTCGCGGGCGTGATGGCGAGGTGGGTCCGCGTGAAGGTGTGCGTGAGCGTGGTCATCAGCCGCGCACCGCGAAGTCAGCAGCGAGCAGGGACAACCCGGTGACGACCCATCCGGCGATCTGGCCCCCGTGGAACGCGCCGAAGTCGACAGCACCCAGCGCGGCGAACGTCACCACGTGCTCGCGGGCCACGGCGAGGACGACGGCAAGGCGTCCGGACCCGGTGCGCTTGCGGGAAGCGATCGCGGCGGAGGCCTTGGCGAGCAGGGACCGGGGACGCGCAACCGTCACAGCGGCCACGTCAGGCCCACGCGTCCAGGGAGGTCACGCGCTTATCGTAAGGCACCGTGACCGTAAAATCTTCGGCAGACACGTCTTCTAGCCGCAAGATTTCCTGTGCGGCAGGTCAAAATGAGGGTCCGGACGAAGATTTTGCGGTCAGGAGGGTCTGTGGCGGCACTGCGGGACGCCAGTGAGCTGCTCTGGCCGGCGCTGGCCGAGACGCTGACGCAGCTCGACCTCGGCCCGGAGCACGCCGCGGCCAGGAAGCTCGCCCAGCGGTACGCGCAGATCATCGACCAGATGCCCGAGCACGCCCCCAGGGGGCAGCCGGATCAGGCATGGGCGGCGCGGTGGCTCATGCCGCTGCTGCTCGACGCGCTCGGCGAGCTCGGCGCCACCCCCGCGGCAGTAGCGCGGCTGAAGAAGGGAGGCAAGCCGGCTGATGGCAAGCCGAACCGCCTCACCCAGCTCCGGGCAGCGCGCGGCGCGTAAACGCTGCACCTTCAAGGACTGCCGCAAGCTCGCCCCGCCGAACCGGAAACGCTGCGACGACCACAAGCGGCCCGGCGGCCCGGCGAACACCGGTCCCGGCCGCAAGAAGCTCTACGGCCGGACCGAGGCCCGCGTCTTCACGCCGCCGCTGCGGCCGCTCAACCGGAAAACCAGCCGCGGGTTCGAGGTCATCGACTTCGCCGAGATGATCGGCGAACCACTGCTCCCGTGGCAGCAGTGGGCCGTCATCCATGCGCTGGAGCTCAACCCGGACGGCACCTACCGGTTCCGCACCATCCTCATCCTGGTCGCCAGGCAGTCGGGAAAGAGCCAGCTCAAGCGGATCGTCACCCTCTGGCGCATGTACATGGACGGCGCCAGGGAGATCGTCGGCGCCGCGCAGGACGTCTCGCTAGCCCGCAAGCAATGGCAGATGTGCCAGCAGACCGTCCACGCCTGCCCCGACCTCGAAGAGGAATGGCAGGGCGTCCGCAACGTCAACGGCGACGAGATGTTCTGGGCGTCCGGCTGCGTCTACGCCATCAAGGCCACCAACGACAAGGCAGGCCGCGGCGGCAGCAACGACGAAGTCAACATCGACGAGCTCCGCGCCCAGCACGACTGGAAAGCGTGGGGATCTCTCAGCAAGACCACCATGGCGCGCCCGAACGGCCAGACCTGGGCCATGTCCAACGCGGGCGACGACAACTCCGTCGTCCTCAACCAGCTCCAGGCCGTCGGGGAAGCCGGCACCGACCCATCCCTGTGCCTGCTTGAGTGGTCCGCCCCCAAGGGCTGCGAACTCGATGACGTCACAGGATGGCAGCAGGCCAATCCCGGCCTCGGCTACACCGTCAGCGAAGCCGCCATCCGCTCCGCGCTCGCCACCGACCCGCCCAACGTCTTCCGCACCGAGGTTCTCTGCCAGCGCGTCGACCAGCTCGACGGCGCAATCGACTTCGAGGCGTGGAAGGCGTGCGCCGACGCGTCCGGCACCATGGACGCGCTGCGCGACCGTCTCGCCGCATGCTTCGACGCCGCGCCCGACGGCCAGCACTTCACGCTCGCCGTCGGGGCCAAACTCGACGACGGGCGCCCCCGCGTCGAGCTCGTGCAGGACTGGACCACCAGCGCCGCCGTCCGCGCCGAACTGCCCGCACTGCTCGAGAAGATCAAGCCGAAGGCATTCGGATGGTTTCCCGGCGGCCCGGCGGCGGAACTGGCGACCACCCTGCGGCCCCTCGCGCTGAAATACAACCGGCACCCCGGCAAGCGGCAGGACGGGGAGTTCCCCGAGAACGGCGAGATCAGCGGCAGCGCGGCATCCGAGGTGTGCCAGGAGCTGGCCGGGATCGTCCGCGCCCGCGGGATCGTCCACGCCGGGCAGGATCTCCTCGACACGCACGTCCGCGGAGCGTCGAAGCTCAACACGGGCGACGGATGGCGGTTCACCAGGCGCGGCGAGGGCCACTGTGACGCCGCCTACGCCGCGGCAGGGGTGGTCAACGCCGCGCTGAGGCTACCCGTACGGAAGCGGGCACGCATCCGCATGATCAGCTGACCAGCCCCGATCGCAGACGGTCACTATCCTGCCCGCGACTTCGGTCACGCAGCGTGAAAACCGAGCGAAATCCTGAGCGCGGGGGGAAAAACATGGTGCCGGCGGCTCTGAGCCCCCACGATCGGTTTGGACTTCTTCGTCCTATATGTCCAGTTCGCTATGCATGCGTCATCGATCGCAGTCGTGACGGACGTCCCACGTGCATCTCGACATCGGCAACGCTCCTGATCAGGTTGCTCACGCCGGTCCTGCTGCTGAAACCGATGCGGTCGCCGATCTCTCCAAGAGTCATGCCGTCCTGGTACATCCCGGCCGCCTGCCATGCCTTCTCCGTCATGCAGGGGTCGCACCTGCGAGCACGGTCCCGCTTGGGCGTGCCGCAGTCCGGGCAGAGCCGCCGGGTGTCCGCCTTGACTGGCGGCGCGGGCACGTACCCGATCCGCTTGGCGGCGTACCAGGCACCGGTGCCGCTCTCGTAGCCGACCTCGGTGGCGACCTGCTCCCAGGTCAGTCCACTGGCATGCAGTCCGGCGGCACGCCTGGCGGTCACCTCAACGCAGTCAGTGCACATGAAGGTCTTGCCTGGTGCGGCGAAGAGTGTGCCGCATTCGCATTGCCGTAGCGGATACTTCCGGTCTCTTGCCTTCAGGCAGGGCGCACAGCGCTTGTGGCCGTCAGGACCGACGTTGATGTTGGCCGGAGTCCACGGGTGCAGCCCTTTGCGGCAGGTGTCCGCGTTTCTATTGCCCTGCCCGCTGGCCGGCGATGGCGACACAGGCCCTTGTGCCCATAGCGTGAGCTGACCGGCGAAGTCGCTGCCGTCCTTCGGCCGTCGCATGTTGCAGCTAGCGCAGATGATGCGGCCGTTGCCCAGCGTGTGCGTGCCGCCCTGGTTGCGAGGCAGGATGTGATCCAGGTGCTTGCTGTTCGGCAGGTTTGGCTTGCTGGTCATGTAGACACCGCAGAGCGGGCATTTCCGCGTACGCTTCCGCATTGCCAGTTCCAGCGCTGGCGTAATAGCGAAGTCAACGGATGGCATTCCATTATCTTAATGCCTTACCCTGACATTTACCCGTCTCACCATTGCGTCCTGGCCTGCAATGCAGGGTCTTCTTTCACCCTCCCGCGCCGCCGGTATCCGC